AAGCCTATATGCGTTCTGGAAACCTTCCTTCTCGCTATGAGGCAGCAGCAGATGCACCAGTTACAAAACTTTCAGCAACGCTTTCAAATGTTGCTACTAGTATGTCAGTTGCAAGTACTGTAGGATTCCCATCAGCTGGAACTCTTGCAATTACAAAGGCTGGAAATACTGCACAAGAAATTGAGTATGTTTCTTACACAGGAAAAACTGCTACAACCTTTACAGGTCTAACAAGAGCCCTAAGCAACGTAGTCATTAACCCAGTTTCTGGTGCCACTGGTGGTGGAAATGGAACGGCACAATCGTTTACATATTCTGCAACAGCACCTGTAAGAGTAGATCTATACTCTAGACAGTATGCTACTGGAACAAGTCACTGGGGATCATCTGTAATTATGGATGGTGGATACGATGATGATAAGTCATTCGTATTCCAAGCAGGTATGAAGTCTGGTGTTGTTGTTCCAAGAAGCTCATCAACAAGATCTGCTCTTCTTAGCCTAAGACTTGCTCCATCTGTAGACAACGGAGTTGTTGGAGTTTTTGGAGAAAGAGAGCTTATTAACAGAATGCAGCTACGACTAAGACAAATGGACGTTTTAAGCTTAGTTGCAGGAACTGCTGGAAACCCAGGAGCATTCCTAGTAGAACTTATTTTGAATCCAAGATTTAATACTGCAACTGGAAACACTTGGGAAAATGTTGGTGGATCAAGTTTGTCTCAAGTTTGTTATCACGCAGTAAATACAACCCTAGTTGGTGGAGAACCAATCTTCTCCTTCTTTGTATCTACTCAGTCTGGTGAAGCAAGTGTTGTTCAGCAAGATCTTGGTTTGGTTAGAGATTTAGGAAACTCAATTCTTGGTGGTGGTACAACAAATACCGCATCTACTACAGAACTTAACGTTTTCCCAGATGGACCAGACATTGTAACAATAGCAATTAGAAACCTTTCTGGTTCTGGTGTAACAACTGCTACAGTTAACGGAAGGCTTTCTTGGACCGAAGCCCAAGCATAGTAGGAGGAAAACGTGGGACTTAATAAACTAAACCACCTTTACTCTACTGAGCCATTAACAGTAGATTCTTTACTGGCTAATAATGATGTAACTGTACTAGATGACGTTAATGTTTTTGGTGAAACTCTTGTTGACGGATTGCTTGGACAACCAAACCAAGTACTTAAAGTTAATTCTGCTGGAACTACAATTGAGTGGGCTACCCTAGATGCTTTACCATCACAGTCTTCAAATTCAGGAAAATATCTAACAACTGATGGAACTACTGCTTCATGGGCAACAATTACACTAAGCAACTATGCACTTTTAAATGCTCCATCTTTTACTGGAACAGTATATTCTGCTGGAAATGTTGTCTCACATATTGATACAAATACTCCAACTTTAAATTCTGGCAATTCCTACAAATATACGTTAGTTTTGGCAGATGACGGTAAGATGATTGAGATGAATACTACTACTGGAGTAGGCAACACTCTTGAAATCCCCTTAAATTCGTCCCACGCCTTTCCAATAGGCACTCAGATTTCAGTGCTTCAAACAGGTGCTGGTCAGACAACTATCTCTGGAGCAGCAGGTGTGACTGTAAACGCTACTCCTGGAGCCAAACTAAGAGCACAATGGTCTGCTGCAAGTTTAGTTAAAAGAGCTACTAATACCTGGGCTTTAATTGGAGATTTGACGGTATAAACTATGTTCCTGTTTAAAAATTTATCAACAATTGCATCAGCAGTCCGTAATGTATTCGTAGATAATTTTAATAGATCTGATGCAGGAGAACTTGGAGAGGCAACAGATGGTAGTAAATGGACAGCTCTTCGTGGAGTATTTACTATTTTTGGAAATAAAGCTAAAACAACTTCTTCTGTTAGCACATATCCAATTGCTTCTATTACAATGCCAGATTCTCCACTTGATCAAGATGTAGTTATTACGTTAAAGGGGACTACCCCTGGATCAGGTGCAGCCCTTTGGATTTCAGACACTGGTGATTGGTGGGCTGTTACAACAGGAATTGATAATGGAGAAAATTGTCAATGTGATACTTGTACAGAATGTGCCACACTGCCCGTAAATACTCCTTGCACTACTGGATTTTGTAGTACCCCTGGAAACTGTATTAATGGACCATGTAATACAGCTCAATATACAAGTGCTACCCCAGGAAATCCAAACTTTGCTTTTGGAGGATACAATGCAGCAACTGGTGGAGGCAACACAAACGCACCTTCACCAACTGGAGTATATAATTCATTTAATACTGGAGGAAATGCAAATAACTATAACTGTAATGCTTGGAATACTGGAAATTGTAATCCACAAAACTGTACAATTCCAGATCCTCCTGTTGCTCTGCCAGGAAACAACTGTAGGGCATGGAGAAGAAACCCCGTTCCAAGAAACTGTATATCCTGGAACACACAAAACTTTGTGCGTCCTTGCTCTGGATGGAGTGCCTGTGATAGAACAGGAAATAGATTTTGTAGAGCCTCAAGTATTGCATCTTACAACACACGAGGCGGAAACAATCAAATATTTAATCCAGGCAACGTCAATGCATTTACTGGAAACACACCATATAACGTTTTTACTGGAAATAATCCAGCTACACCAACTGGTGTATGGAGTGCTTGTACTGGAGGCTTTTGTTCTGGAAGCTACAACTGTGCAGCATATACCTGTACTGCTTGGAGCTGTGAGTCCTTTAACAATATTAGTTGCAACTGTCAAACCTGTTTTCCATCATATATCAGAGTCATAAAGTCTGTTGCAGGAACTGTTACAGAGCTAACCAAGTGGGTGGTATCTAGCCTTGGAACATCAATAGTTAACTCCATGAGAATAACTACAAGTGGTTCTGAAATAACAATTGAGCCATATGCAAATGCAGATCTTACTTCAAAAATTGGAAGTGACTTGGTATACACCCCAAGTGGTGTTGCTCTAACCTCTACATATGGTATAATTGTAGAACCGTCCCCAACAAGTCAAGGATATGAAATAGATGAAATTACAATTGAAAAGATTTAAAGGATAAAATTATGTCAGAAAAAGAACTACCTAAAGTGGTTAGACCATTTCCAGAACCAGAACGGTTGCCATTTGATATCGCAATGATGATTGACAATGTTGTTTATCAAGTGCTTAACGTAGACGGTCAGTCTGCAGCACAATATTTGTCTCAGCCGACTTACCTTAGAGTAAAAGAGGGAGAAACAAAGGTTGGATGGAGGTACAACCCAGAAACAAAAACTTTTTCTAGACCAACTTACGACCCAGACACCGATACTTTTTACTACTAGAAAGATTATATAATAATGAAATTAATAAAATTTACATGTTCGGATAAAACCTATCCATTAAACATACCAGTACCTGCAAAAAAAATGATTCCACAATGGTACAAAGATGGAGAAACATTTTATGTTACTACACATGGAAGTGAGGCAAGTGCTGGCTTAAAAACATGCATTCCTTTCTTAGACGTTTTAACTGCTGGATATCTTCTTGTAACACCCTTTGATATATTTGTTGGTAAAAAAGAAGATGGGTCTTTAAGCATTGAATGGAACTCTCCAGGTCCATGGCAAGATTTTATAAACCAAAGACCATATGAATCTGGAAAAACAATTCCAAGACCTGCAGGTCATCTAGATAGTCATTTTGTTTGGACAAATAGATGGGGATGGAAAACACCGAGAGGGTATAGTACAATTGTTACACATCCTTATAATAGGTTTGATTTACCATTTACAACAATGTCTGGCTTTATGGACTCTGATAAAATTTCAGTTAATGGAAACGTTCCATTCTTTTTAAAAGAAGGTTTTTATGGAGTTATTCCAGAAGGAACTCCATATGCACAAATTATTCCAATAAAAAGAAAACACTGGAAGTCCATAAATAGTCCTGAAAACTACGACCTAGTTGCGAAACAAAATATAAAAATTACTGGTGAAAAAGCATACTATAAAAAAAGATCTTGGGTAAGAAAGGAATACAGTTAATGGCTAAGCACAAAGATGGGGTAGTTATTCTTAGCACCCTAGATATTATTAAGGCATGGTTTTCAAAAAGAAAAAGATTTGAAAATAAGCAGTCACTTCTATATAATTTAGCTCCACCAGAACCTTTTGGAGAAAAAATAGTAACCATTGCTATTGTTTTAGACAAAGAGGTTCAAGAAATTATTAGAGCTCAGTCTGGTTTGGCATCTTTATTTTTATCAAATCCTTCCTTTGAAGAAATTGGTCAAAATTTAGATCCAGGAGATGTTCCTGCTGTTGGTTGGAAATACATAGATGGAAGATTTTTTAACCCATCAAAAATGGTTAGAGAAGGAGAAGTTTGCTTTGGATTAATAGAAAATGCTTGTGGAGAATGCGAAATTTGCATTTCTGGCGGATCAACAGTAATTACTAGCTTAAAGGATAATAAATAAAATGACAAATAAGATTACATTTACCAGCGTCTTTCCACAATTTGATATACCACATCCAGTTCCAGCAAGTAAGGCTGTTCCAAATTGGTGGAGAAAAGATTCTGTTGTAAAAGAACAAATGCACACAATGAAAAAATGTGTCCCCATATTAGATTCTTTAACTGCAGGTTATATTATAACCTTACCTTCAGATGTTTACAAAGCAAGGGAGGTAAAAAAATTTGGTCAAAGAAATGACATTACTTTTGTTTCAGAGCACTATCCTTTACAAACGGAAGCCTATCCAGCCCCAGAAGAATTTGATTCACAGCCCTATAAGTGGGTAAATCCTTGGAACATTAAAACACCAAAAGGATATAGCTGCCTATTCGTTCATCCTTTAAATTCGGGAGATTCTCCATTTTATTCTTTTTCTGGAATTGTTGATACAGACAAACACCCAGTTACAGTAAATTTTCCATTCTTAATTAAAAAAGAATTTGAGGGGGTAATTCCAGCAGGAACTCCAATTATTCAGGTTATTCCATTTAAAAGAGATAAATGGGAAAGTAAAGTTATTGACAATGAAGACTATGTTGAACCAAAAGATTTTTATAAAATTTTTAATCCTCCATTTGGTCAATACAAAAGAAACTGGTGGACCAAAAAGGAATTTAGATAATGAACAGCACTGTAAATTTTATTACATCAGATTCTAAAAAAATTAATTTAGAAAATAATTCTGTAGATCTAATTGTTACTCAAGCCCCCTTTTATCAATTAGATTTTGATTACTACGGTGGAGATCCAACCAAACAAATAGGTTCTGAAAAAAATACAAAAAAATATATTAGCTCTTTGCTATCTGCAACAAAAGAAATGGAACGAGTTTTAAAGCCAACAGGATCTATTTTTGTTTGCATTTCTAATACAGAGCCGTTATACTCAGAATACGTTTCAAGTGTTTTAAAAAAAACGAATTTGTTTTTAGCAAATCCACCGTTTATATGGAATTGGTCAGAAAATGTAAAAGAAAATAATCTTGGTATAGTAAACTTTAATTATCATTTAATATATCATTTTATAAAAAGCCCAGGACTTATGTATAGCAACCCATACTCTGTAAGAAAGTATTCTGAAGCCATTTGGAACATCCCAGCAAAAGATAATTCTAATAAAATTACAAAAAAATTAGAACCCCTTGGTTTTGTTGAAAATTCTTTTAGATCAGAAATTCCAAAAAAACTTATTGAAATGTTTTCTAAGCCAAAAGATATTGTCTTAGATCCATTTGGCGGTAGCGGAACAACTGCTTGTGAAGCCTACCTTTTAAATAGAAAAGCCATAAGCATAGATGTTTCAGAAGATCAAACAGAGTTAGCAAAAATAAGATTTGATTTTATAAAACAGGAACTTGAAAAGGATAAAAAATAATGGAAACAATTTATGTTTCAACGGCAACGATGGATGACACAGAAACTGAAAGATCTATATTAGGTCTTTTTGAAAAAGCAAAGTACCCCGAAAGAATTTTTGTTGGAATGCCCTGCACTTCAGATTCTAAGTCTTTATATAAAAAGCTTTCTAAGTCTTTTAAAGGGAAAAATGTAAAGATGGTTTACAACAAGCTTGATAATAAAGATCTTTCAAAATATGGAACTGGATTTGCAAGACAGCAAGCAATCTCTTTATATTCTGGACAAGACTACATTTTGCAATGTGACTCTCATACAAACTTTGAACAAGATTGGGATGAAATTTTAATTGATTTATTTAAGGAAGCAAAATCAGAATTAAACCATGACAAAATTGTTTTAACTGCATATCTTGGAGTTTATAAGTATGATTCAGATGGATTAAAGATATTAGATTCCCGTTCAAGATACCCATTTTATATTACTGGATTTTTTAATAATTTTTATGCTAAATGGACTGATAAGCCTTTGTTTGGAGATCCTTTGTATCCTAAAAAGTTTTATCCGTGTGTAAAGTTTAATGGAAATTTTGCTTTTAGTGATAAAGAATTTGCAAAAAATCCAGGAACATACAGCGAAGCGTTCTTTTATGATGAAGAAATTATTCAGGGAATTAATTTAATAAACAACGGTTTTTACATGGTTTATCCAAACATGGAACTACCTCTTACTCATTTTTATACAGATTTTAAGAATGAATTTGGTGGAGAAAGAAAATATTTTACTCAATATTTATCTGAAAAAAATAACATAGCTCTTCACAACATTTCTCAAAATAGATATATTAAATTAATTTCAAACAAAGATTATGTTAGAAAATATGAAAATTATGCTAAAATAAATCTGTCTGTAGGTCTTTACAAGGACAACGAATATATTCCAGAACAATATTATTAGGAAGTTATTATGAATGATGATGAATTTTTAGAAGTTCCACCTCTAAAACCAGTAAGACCTTGGGACCTTTTTAATCCAAACAAAGAAAGAGTCTCTGATAAAGCACAAGAAAGAAGAATGGCTATATGCAAAGAATGCCCATTTTATATTAAAGTAACTACCCAGTGTAGCAAGTGTGCATGTATTATGCCTCAAAAAACAAAACTAGCTGACGCTTCTTGTCCAATAGGTAAGTGGGGAATACACTCAGAAGCCATGAAGGAAAAAAAATGATAGGAAAATTTGCTGGATTTGGAAACAGAGGTACAGGAAACATGGCTAGCTTTGTAAATGAAAATGTTTTATCAAAAACAAATTTTTTAAAAGATTGTAATTTAATTGTTCTTCCTGGTCTTGAGGGTAATATGAAAGAATACACAAAAAATATAGTTTGGTGCCACGTTCCAGCTTATAGAATGCCATGGAGCTTAGAAAAGTTTTTTGTACACCCAGATTTTTTATCAATAACCAGCATGTTTTTAGTTCAATCGGAGTTCCATAAAAAAAACTTATCAGAAAATTTTGCTATAGACGAGGATAGATTTTATATTGTAAATAATCAGTTTGATCCCATTGAGTTTAAAGAAAAGCCAAAAGACAAAATAAACCTTATGTATATATCTCAGGCATCAAGAGGTCTGGACATTTTACTAAAATGTTTTAATAAAATAAAAGACAAAGATGTTACTCTTACCATTCATTGCTGCGAATGCGAAGACTGCATGACCCCATCAGAAATAAGTTATGAGGCTAAAGTAATTTTTGATCAAGATGAAAGAATTATTAAAAATGGAGATAGTACAAAAGAAGTTCTTTTAGATACTTTACAAAAATCTCATATTTATGCTTATCCCTGCACATTTGAAGAAACTGCATGTATTGGAGTTATGGAAGCTATGAGTGCTGGGGTAAAAGTAGTTACTACTGATGCTGGTGCATTACCAGAAACAACTAATGGGTTTGCAAAAATTATTAAAAATTATCCAGTAACTTTTCAAGATATAGAAAAACGTGAAAAAGAAATGGTAAAAATTTTTACAAAAGAAATAAAAAAAGCAATAAAAGAAATTAGAAAAAATAAGTTTGATCCAAAACCACAAATAGAATACATTAACAATAGATTTTCAAGAGATAATTGTATACGGCAGTGGATGGAATTAGATAAAATTATTGGAGATATGCAATGAAAAGAATAATGGTTACTGGTGCTAGTGGACTAATGGGGGTCCATGTTGTTAGGCACATATTAAAAACTACAGATTGCAATAGCATTGTCTTGCCAGTAAGTTATAAACATCGTGGTATTCAAGATAGGCTTGGATATTTATTTAGCTCCTCCCCAGATGCAATGAGAAGAGTAAAGCTTGTTGGTATAGACCTAGCACAGCCAATGTCCCCAGTAACCTATGCTGATTTTGGTAAGATTGACTATGTAATTAATTGTGCAAGTGAAAGCCATGTCAATCGTAGCATTGAAAACCCAGCTCCATTTATCATGAACAACGTATCATTGATGTGTAACATGCTTGATTGGGCAAGACACACGGGGGTAGAAAAGTTTTTGCACATATCTACTGACGAGGTATATGGTCCAGGATCAAAGCACAGAACAAACAAGGAATGGAAAGACCTGCACCTTCCAAGTAATCCGTATGCAGCATCTAAAGCTGCCCAGGAAGACATAGCCCTTTCCTATTGGAGAACCTATGGAGTTCCAGTCGGAATTGTAAATAGCATGAACATCATTGGAGAAACTCAAGACTCTGAAAAGTATATGGCTATGATCATGAAAAAGATTTACAAGAATGAAAAAGTTGTTGTTCATTTTAATAAGGGTGACATTGGAAGCAGATATTATTTACATGCAAGAAGCTTAGCCTCAGGACTAATGCATATCTTAGAGCAGGACTTTCCAAAGTATGGAGAAGCAGATTTGCCATTAAGAATGCATATTGCTGGAGAAAAAAGATTAAGCAATCTAGAACTTGCCCAGCTTGTTGCAGACGCAGCAGGTAAGCAATTAAACTATGATTTGGTGGATCCAAATACAGAAAGACCAGGACACGACATGCACTACGCATTAAGTGGAGAAAATCTTGCTAAGTCTGGATGGACACACCCAATGGCAATTGAAGAGTCAATTGACAAGGTTGTAAAATGGACATACAATAACCCTCAATGGCTTGACAACTAACAATTAAATTGATATAATATAAATCCCAACTAACAAAAGGAAATAAAATGAAGAAAAGTATTATTGCTATTATTGGAATAGCATTGCTTTTGGTTATTACAGGAACTTCAGCAAAGGGTAACACCAAGCCCACCATTGCCGTAATTGATACAGGAATTGACGCTACGCATAGTTCAGTATCTGGAAAAATTGTACACGAAGTATGTGTACTTGACTTTAACACTTGTCCAAATAAAACTAATTTTATGGAAGGTGTTGGAGCAGCAACTTTAGATCCAGCAAGAGCTAGTAGAAATGGTTTTTATCACGGTACACAAATTGCTTCAGTAATTACTCAAAACAATCCAAATGTTAATCTTGTTATTATTAGAATTATTCCAATGACGGCAAATGGACTTAGGGCAAGTACGTCACTGACTGCTGTGCAAAGAGCACTAGAGTGGGTAGACAAGAATCACCAAACTTATAACATTGTTGCGGTAAATATGAGTCAGTCATATGTTTCAAGAGATGCTTGCACAAAGCATGTGCCTATTGAAAATGCAATCAACTCTCTTGCATCAAAGAATATTCCATCATTTTTCCCAACAGGAAATGGATATAATTATTCTAAGATAGACTTTCCTGCATGTATTGCATCATCAATTTCTGTTGGTGCCACAGACCCAGCATATGGAAAGCAAATGTCTCCAGCACTATATAGCAACAACTCAGCCAGCACTGACTTTTTTGCATTAGGAACAATGTTTGCAGCAGCACCAAATAATAAAACAGCAAACTCTGTTGGAACATCAAACTCCAGTGCACTTATGGCAGCAAAATGGGTAGCAGTAAAAGAACTAAGCCCTGGGTTGTCAATGTCTCAAGTATATGATAGAATTAAGTCCCAGTCAAGATACCTTGAACACAAGCGTTCAGGAAAAATGTTTATTGTTGATCTAGTTAATTAGGAATGCTATGAAAATTTTAGTATACGGTAGTAAAGATTTTGGAGACTATCCAACATTTATGCGTGGAGTTGTAGTTGCAATTGAAGAAAACCTACACAAAAACGGATACCAAGAAAAACACATTAAGATCTTAACCGCAGGACCAAGAAGAATAAATGGATATACGGCAGAGTTTATTAATAGGTCAGAGGATATGTTTAAACAAAAGAAAATCTGGACTAAGTTCGCTCGTGCTAAGTACCAAGATGTTTTAGAAAATTTAGAAAGCTACAATATTGACCACATCGTGTCATTTAATTCAAAGTCAGATCCTGACAAGAATCATGATGCACTTATCCGTAAGGCTGAACAACTAAAAATTCCAGCCTCATTCTACAGATACTAAGGAAAATAAATGCCAATAATTGGTTACGAAGAAGCACACGCTATAGTAGAAAAAAACAAGGGTCTTTACTGGGATGGCTGGACTATTGTAGACTGGAAGGCAGACTCTCTTGGAGAAATGTCAAAGGGCGGTTTGCTAAGGGATGGCAAATGGGGATTCTATAAAACCTACGAGCCAAATGAAAATGGTTGGGAAGTGCCAGCAAAGTATGTTAGATGAAGAATGGATGATGAAGGCTAAGTGTCGTGCCATTGACCGTGAAATGTTTTTTGATAAGTATGAAGAAGATCCAATACTTGCAAAAACAGTTGATGAAACTATTTGTTTGCAGTGTCCTGTTATAGCAGAGTGTTTTAATCACGGAACAACAAACTCAGAATGGGGAGTTTGGGGTGGTGTATACTTAGTAGATGGAGAGCCAAGTCCCTCTAAAAATATGCATAAAACAAAAGAGGTATGGTCTATGATTTTAGATGCGGTGTCAGATGGCTAAATTTACAAAAGAAATGTCCGTTGCAGTTCATCAAATTAAGCCACCATACCCAAAACTTGTTGTGGATTTTGTAGAGTTTGATCAGTATATTTCTATTCGTATTTATGAAAATCAAATTATGTCTATGAATGCTCCGCAGATGGAAACTTTTATGGAATATTTACAAATGGTTAGAAAGCTAATAGAATCCTTTGGTGTAAAATGCTACTTTGATGGAGCCAAGGGCGATCCACCAAGGAGTATAAAATGACATCGGGCAATCTAGTATGGCTATTTGAAGAGGAAGTTGTTGGAGAAATTGTTTCTTATGGAGCATATTTTTCTAAGATTAAGTTCTTTGTAGATGGAGTAGTTCATGAAGAGTTTGTGGACAATACAGACTTTGTTGCCTACGAACTCTATGAAGAATAAACTTGACAAGCCCACCCCACATAGTGTATTATAGATATACACAAAGCCAAGGATATTAAATGATTAAGTACGAAAAAGGATTTCAGTACGATTTTTTTGCACAAGAATGGTTGCATAATTGTGGTGCCTGTGGCACAGAACTTTATGCACCAACAAAAAAACATCTAGAAGGAAACTTTTGGATACACACACACTCAAAAAGCTGTCTTGGAGGATGGTAGTGAACAAAAAAGAATTAGAAACTTTAGTCTATTATGAAACAGATCAAGAGATGCTGTTAATGGATGGATTTGAGGATGCCTTTATTGGTTTTTCAAGACGGTGTGGTCAACCAACACTAGCAACATACTCGTTTATAAAGATGCTACAGATACTTGTTGAGCGTGATGGCATGGATGTAATGGAAGCAGAAGAATATATTTCATATAATTGTGCAGGTGCCTGGATGGGCGAACTAACTCCAGTAATTTTATATGAATATGAAGATCCATTTTTAGAGAATTGGAACAGACATGCGTAGTGCAGTAATTGTAGATATTGATGGAACGGTGTCTCACAGAAGTAATCGTGAGATATATGATTACTCAAAAGTTATTCATGATACTCCAGACAAAAATGTTATTGAAGTTGTAAACGCTTTGTGGCGAGCTGGACATAAAATTATATTTGTTTCAGGTCGTGATGATTCATGCTTTAATGAAACATATAGGTGGTTAACATTAAACTGCCCACCATTTATTAAGCTTTACATGCGTAAGTATGGAGACTTTAGACAGGATTCAATTGTTAAACGAGAAATTTACGAACAACTTATTGCACCTGATTATGATATTTTATGTGTGCTTGATGATCGCCAACAAGTAGTAGATATGTGGCGTGAAATTGGTCTTACTTGCTTACAGGTAGCCCCAGGAGATTTTTAATGGCTAAGAGTTATTTAATTAAATCAACAGAAGACTTAATGGAAATTTATACTAATGCTTTAGAGCATTATGTCGCTGGTCGTATTGGAACAAAAGAATCACATATAGAAGATTTTGCTATAGAGGCAGCCAGCTTTGCTGAATGTTTCTATTCTATTATTCAAGCATTACCAAAGGACAATAGATGAAGCTTACGCACTCAGTAGCAGAATTTCTTATTCTTACATTTGTAGCATTAAACTGTTATGTTAATGTAAGAAGATATATTTGGGATAGGAGGAAACGAAATGGAATTTGAACTACATCATGAAAAGGATGCTGGTCCAGTAGTTCGTTGGTTTGCTAACAAAATGTTAAACCTGTTACATAAGGTTGAAAAGCCCCTGTATGATTATGCAGACATGTACACAGCGATATGGGACGACTATGAGGATGAAGATAGTCTTGCTGTGCCACATAATCAAATGGGGATATTTGATAACCTAGAGCCTTTACCACAATTTAACCACCTAACAGAAGATTTGATTTAATGAAAACTAGACACATTGCCCTTGTTGCTCACGATAATAAAAAACAAGATTTACTAGAATGGTGCAAAATTAATCATTCTATTCTTAGTAAGCATCACCTGTATGCTACTGGCAATACTGGAATCTTGTTACAAAACGAATTGCAATTGCCTATTACAAAATTTTTAAGTGGACCTTTAGGTGGAGACCAACAAATTGGTGCTTCAATATCTGAAGGTATAATTGATATTCTTATTTTCTTTTGGGATCCCCTGGAAGCACAACCACACGACCCTGACGTAAAAGCATTGTTAAGGTTGGCAACTCTTTGGAACGCTGGTGTAGCAGTAAACAAAGCAACCGCAGACATGATGATATCTTCTCAGTTATTTGAAAAAAGAAAAGGTGAAAAATAATGTCATATGCTAGACTTTCTCACTCAGACCTATATTTATTTATGAACATGCAAGGGCATTTAGAGTGCATGGGATGCATGCTAGCCCCAAAAACAGTAATGGCTCACTCAACTAATGGAGTATCTTTCCGCACAAAAAGTACACCAGCTATGATTAAGCACATAAAAGAACATAGAGATGCTGGTCATGATGTTCCAGACGGCATAGAAGAAAGACTACTAGAAGATGATAAGGATAACTTTAAATGATACAAAAGATTTTACGATATGCTGAAAAAATTGGTCTTGACCAAGAAGAACTGTTGCAAATGACAGTGCTTGAAGCCTTATTAAAAATTGAAGATACCCAGGCAATGTGGAAAGAACTATCTAAATAATCCCACCGTGATATAATAAACTTGTTAGTCTTAGACTAACAGGGAGACTTGGGAGAGTTGAAAAGGTTTATATCATACATTTTAGTTAGCTCCCTGCTTTTTGTGGGGGGCTCTTTCTTTATAGCAACATCTTCACATGCTACACCTTTAGTTTGCAATATGTCTACAATTACTGGAGATGATGATGGGTCTTTTCCAATGACCCTACCTTTTAGTTTAACTTTAGGCAATACAGAGTATAATCAAATTTTTTATAGTACTAATGCAACTGTAACATTTGGAAAAGCGGATGGAACTTATTGGGACTATCCACAAACACCATCTATATCAATAGCTGGAAAAGACTGGGTTTCTTTTGGAGAAGGTGCATATACTTCATATGGATATAATGAAAATTCCTTTTGTATAGAGTGGTCTGTTAGACCATTTCCACAGTCTACTGGACCTTTAACTCAAATGAGATTGGTTGTTACTAAGTTTTCAAATGGTGGATGGCATGGTGAGATTGTTACAATGACAGATCTTCCAGCAGATGCAAGAAGAGCAATTAGATATCAAGAAGGTCAGGCTGTTGTTCCTATGGAAGCAGCCTTTGATGTCAATGGTGGGGTTCCTATTGAGGTTGAGCCATCACCAACACCATCAAGCTTTACAGAGCCTCCAGTTGTTCCTAGTGAAACTCCAAGCCCAACACCTGAGCCAACACCTGAGCCAACACCTGAGCCAACACCTACTGCCAGCCCTGAGCCACAGCCGTCAGAATCACCAACGCCAACAATAGAACCGTCACCCCAGCCAATAGAGCCAAGCCCACTACCGTCAGAACCTGTTGTGCTGCCTTCAGAAACTTCTTCACCTATTCCAGTCCCTTCCTTTTCAAGTCCCTCAGAATATCCGTGGCAGCCTGAAGGACCTGTTGTAGTTCCATCCCTAGATCCTGAGCCAGAGATTTCATTTCCAGAACCATTAACTCCAGATCCAATCGAGAGTTCATTTCCTGATCTAGATCTTCCATCCATTGATCTTCCATCTAATAATGTTATCACAGAAATAACTGATACTGAAATAGATACATTTGTTGAATCCTTTACTGAAAGTGGTGTTATCTCAGACATTGAGACAGAACAACTAATTAATACCTTCTTGGGAGATGGATTTATCTCTGAAGATGAAGTATCTGGTCTTTCAGACTCTTTAACTGAAGATGGAATTTTGACGGAAGATGAAAAAGAATTGCTTGTAGATGTTATCTTAGAACAAGCAGATGGTAACGCAATCTCAACTGAATTAATTGATGAGCTTGGTCTTGACTATGAAGACTTGCCAGATGATCAGCCAGTTATGTTAGACAATGGCGTAGTTCTTTTTGCAGAGGTAGCAGATGCTTTGGAAATATTTGAGAATCCATCAGAAATTTTAGCTGCAGTATTTACAGATCCTGGTAAGGCTCTTACTGCTGTGGCTAATATTGGTGCAGACATGACACCAGAACAACGTGAAGAATCACAAACCGTGGTTGTTGCGTCCATTATTGTTGGACAGGTAATAGCATCAACTAATTTAATAACAGGGAGGATAAGATAATGAAAAAATGGTTAAAGGATAAGTTCCGTGAAACATTGAACCAGACATTCACCCTTCTTGGTATGTTCGTAGCATGGGCAGTCCTAGATGGGTCTGCTAAGACAGTAGTTGGGTGGGCGATTATGCTATGCGTAGTTGTGTGGTTATTTTCAATGAAATTTAGGGAAGGAGAAAAAGATGGTAAAGAATAAAACAGAAGAAGATGTAATTGGCTCAACAGCCGTAACAAACATCTGGAATATCTTTTTCAGAATCGTTGCAGTATTTGCAGCGTCTGGACTTTCAATCATTGGTGCAGGTTCCCTTGTGGGAATTGACACTCTAACAGCCGTAATTATGGCTGGAACACTTGGAGTTGCAACAGTTGTAGAAAAGCTCGCTAGAGCCTTCCTCGATGACGGTAAGCTAAGTGCTAAAGAGATCAATGCAGCATTTGCCCCAGTAGATAAAAAGGCTGGATAGTATATAATAAAACTAAGTTAGACCAGGGTGATTCTCACGACCACCCTGGTCTTTCTTTTTGGTATAATAGTTACATGAACAATCAAGAACTTATTGCTGTTATTTATAGGGCAATTGTTACAATAACTGAGGAAAATAAAAGTGAGGATAAAGTCCCATCACATGTGGAAATGGCTGAAAAGATTGCCAGCGATGTATTATTATACCTCGAAAATAGTTCTAATATAAGATAAAACTAACTTAAATAACTATCCCTGTTAGGCTAGATATATAACATTGGGAGGTTATGATGAAATTAAAAGCAATATTATCTATTGTTTTGTCTTTTACTTTATTATCATTTGCAATTCCTGCACAAGCAGGAGAAAGCATTAGATATAAATCAGACTCTATTCAGACAATTAAAAAGAATAAATGGACAACTCTAGACTTTAATGGAAAGAAAACTATTAAAGGTAATGGAGATAGGTCTTTGTTTTGCTATATGGTAGCAGTTAAGATGAAAGGCAAGAAGAAGCCTGACTACATTAAACTTAGATTAGTTAGAGATAAGGCTAAGGGAGCAGATTCTACAGCCACAAATATTTATCCAGTAGAGGCAAAGCCTGGTTCAACATGGGTTGGATCTAATTGCTGGGTTATTAAAACTAATTCACCAGTAAAGGTACAAATTAGAATTACTGGAGGAAGTAAGACTTACCAGTCAGACATGAGGCAGTTCAAGATGTGGACACCTGGTGCAGACTACCCAGCTGATTTTTCAGACTTTATACCAGAGGGGGCTATTGGTTAGAAGTAGGACCTGCCAAGTTTAGATCATGCCCATTGAGATGGGTATGGGAGCCGATTGGGAGAGTTGGCAAAACTTGACAAGACCTACCTGTAACTGATAGTATAGTGCAATGCGTTTCTCAACTCTAATTATCATTCCCCTAGTAGCAATGCTCTTGGGCTCAAGCAATCAGAAAAAACCAGTATTTATTGATGCGGTACAGATAAAACAAACAAGCATAGAAGAAGCATCAGACAGACAGGAAGCAGCCTCAAGGTCCTCTAAGAGGCTTAAATTCGCCTCTCCTGCCTATAATAAAGCTTATGCCAAGAAAACTATGGCAGAAGAATATAAATGGGGCTCTAAGCAATATGATTGTTTAGTTAGACTCTGGAATAAAGAGAGTAATTGGAAAGTCAACGCAGACAATCCAAACTCTAGTGCATATGGTATCCCCCAAGCTCTTCCTGGAAGCAAGATGGGCAAAGGTTGGAAAACTGACCCACATGTACAAATAAACTGGGGGCTGGAATATATTGAAAACAGATATAAAAATCCATGTGGTGCATGGTCAGCCTTCAGGAGCAAAGGATGGTACTAAATGAAAACAATAATTATTCTAATAACCTCTATTGTGTTTTGGAATACAGGAGTTGCTCCGTCACAAGCATCAACTGATAGGGGCAATGAAACTGTCTCAAGAAGTGGCACTAGAACAATGGTTGGTCTGAACGCTTTAACTTTGGCTAAAGATTATGTTGGAACTAGGTATTGTAGGGGTGGAGTAAGTCCTAGATGTTTTGACTGTTCAGGTTTAATCAAATATGTATATTCAAAACAAGGTGTTAAGCTTCCTGGATTTGTAAGTGGTCAAATGAAGGCAGCAACCATAATCTCAAAAAGCTCAGCCCAGCCTGGAGACCTTGTATTTTTTGTTACCAAAAGTGGATACCCATATCATGTTGGTATTTACATGGGTAACAACCAAATACTACACTCACCTAAGCCAAACAGGAAAGTAAGAGTAGAAAATATCTGGAGTTCTAGGGTTAAGTTTGGAACAATATCTTAATATAATAGAGTTATGGCTCTAGAAGATTTATTAACACCTGACGAAAAAGCACTACATGATGCACTGGTATCAATTGCTGAACAGTATGGAAAGTTTGACGAAGACGGATCTGGCATCTGGGCAGGTTATGAATCTGCAGAAGAAAATGAAGAAAAGATAATTGGAGTTAAATGCTCTAACTGTGCCTTGTACTCAGGTGGTAATGTCTGCGAAGTAATTGCATTCGATGTAGAGCCTGACGGTAAGTGCAGGTTTGCAGTAATTCCTGATGGATATGTAGATGTGTCTGGTGATATGCAAGACAATTCCGATAGCATGGATGACATGTATAAGTCTAACAATGAAGATGAAGATAAGTGGGACAATGTAGCACAAAAATGTTGGACTGGATATACACAAAGAGGTATGAAAGAAAAAGATGGACGTATGGTTCCTAACTGCGTACCAGTATCTAAAGCAGACCAAGAAGATGATATTGAAAAGGCAGACATAAACCTTACACCAACATCTGGAATGAAGTCTGCTGCTGCTAGAGCGTTAGCTTGGAAAAAAGAAGGCAAGCGTGGTGGCACAAGAGTTGGTCTTGCTAGAGCAAATCAAATTGTAAACGGTACAGAACTATCTGAATCAACAGTTGCTCGCATGTACTCATTCTTTTCTCGTCACGAAGTAGATAAAAAGGCTACTGGATTTAGTGCAGGTGAAGAAGGATATCCATCTCCAGGCAGAGTTGCTTGGGATCTTTGGGGTGGAGACGCAGGGTACTCATGGTCTAAAGCTAAGTGGGCTAGTATCCAAAGACAAAGAGAAAACAAATCTTATGGAAAAGAAGAAGTTAAAAAAAGTTTTTGGTCTGACACACCATTTAGTGGGCTAAGATAGTGTACGAATATCGTGTAAAAAAAGTATTGAAGGTGGTTGACGGTGACACTATTGATGTTGATATTGATCTTGGCTTTAATGTTTCGTATACACAGAGGGTAAGATTAGCTGGTATTGATACCCCTGAGTCTAGAACAAAAGATATTAAAGAAAAAGCACTTGGCTTAGAGGTAAAAGATTACCTTAGTGGAAGACTTAAAGATGCCAAAGTTATTGTAATTAAGACGGAGCTTCCAGATAGCACAGAGAAGTATGGTCGTATCCTTGGTTGGATATATGTAGATGGTGAAAAACTATCCGTAAATGAATCTATGATTAAAGAAGGATATGCCTGGACCTACGATGGTGGTACAAAGAAGAAAGACTTTGACGTACTAATTGCTAAAAGAAAAAAGTAACTACTTAGCAATAATCTTTCCATCAAGCACCAGAATATCTATTCCACTATTTGTATGAAATGCGTTTAAAGCCTGTTGCTTGCTATGAACTATTGGTTTTCCATTTGCATTGTAGCTGGTATTAATTAACATTGGTATTCCAGTAATCTTAAAAAATTCCTGAATTAATTTGTAATATGGCTTGTTATCTTCCTCATTAATAGTCTGCATTCTAGCAGTATTATCAACATGCGTTACGGCAGGAATCTTTTCAGGCTGTAGTACCCTTTGTGTAAACAACATATACTTACTAGGATCACTAGGTTCAAACCAATTATGTGCCTCTTCTTCAAGTACTACTGGAGCAAATGGTCTAAACCATTCCCTCTTTTTAACTAAAAAGTTTAAGATTTCTCTGTTATGAAAGTTTCGTGGGTCTGCTAAAATACTTCTGTGACCAAGAGCTCTAGGTCCATATTCAGAATCACCAGATACCCAAGCAATAATTTTACCATTAGCAATTTCATTTGCTAAGTAGGCATATTCTTCTTCCTTTAACTCAACACTTTCACTTCCCATGTAGGCTAAGTCTGAAAAGCTATATGTTTCTCTTGGGTAGTCAAGGACATGGTGGGCATAGTAAAGTGCAGACCCAACACAAATACCATCATCTCCAGCACCAGGAAATAGGTGTACATTATCAAAATATCCAGTTGCTTTTATGGCAGAGTTTGCATTGCAGTTTAAGAAAGATCCTCCAGCAAGACATATATTATTTACGTTTTTAGTTTGCTCATTAACTCTAATATTTTTATCAACTGTGTCTAGAATTTGTTTTTCAAATAGGTACTGTATATTTGCAGCCTGTGTCATTCCAGATTTAGTTTCAAATGGATATATATCTTTTGATCCCTTTCCTCCATGTGGCTCAAGGTTACACTCACATGTTTCCATTAATTGCTCATAATATGTTGCTCCATTGTCAGTATCGTATTGTATATGCTTTACTTCAACTTGTTCTTCTTCCCATATTGCATGAAATATAGGTCCAGCCTCAGACCAGTGATAATTTTTAGCATAAAGTTTTTCTATCCATTTATCACTATTGTAAACAACACTTTCCGATGGCTTTCCATAAGAGGCAAGACCCATTGTGCTACCAGCCTTGTACACTGAAGGTCCTAATCCAAGTAAAACTGTAAAATCTCCGTAAAGCTCACCAACTCTCATTCCTGGATAGTCTACATGATTTAACTTATTTCCTTTTCCAACAGCTAACCAACTGCTAGATCTTAAATCTCCTCCACAGCCGTCCATAGTTAAAACTACAGACTCATCTAAATTGCTTGTATAAAAAGCAGATGCAGCATGGCAGGTATGATGAGGTAAAGCAATTACAGGAATTTTAAAACCATTAAGCTCTCCGACCAACTCAATCATCTCATTACCAAAAACATTTTGAGAACAGAGCTCTATTCTTGTACCACTTTTATCAAAAAGCTTTAAGGTGTCATGAGAGTTACTTCCAATATAATCAGCCAAAGTAATCACGTCAATGTCTTCGTATCCAAGACCAGCCTTTTTAAGAACATAATCTATAGTGGATGGAATAACCCCATAAAACTTCTTAATACCATTTAGCCTCTCTGTACTAATTGCAGAGACCAACCTCCCATCTTTAACAATACAGGCTGAGCCATCGTGTCCAAAGTGTAGTCCTAATATATTAACCATGTTTAACAGTATACCTTTTCTTTAATAAATAACGGCGAAATTCGGCGGCGAGAAAGAACAAACCCAGCATGAAACATGCTAGATACTTAATGTGTCTACTGGACCCATGCAAGAAGGTGAGAGCTCGATAGCAGCAGAGACTGCTGTATATGCTCTCTTTTCTGCAGACTTCCAGGTTTGGGTGGTGTAGAGAGAACCCATAGCAATTGAAGCACCTGATCCAATAGCCATATACTCTACCTTAGTTACTTGCCAGTCTGTGGTATCCACATAAAACAACTCCCCAGATACTCCAATTAGAAAGGAAGCATGGGCATTTTCTTTTAGGTCTACACCAGAATCATTTAGTTGCTTTCGTACAGATCCTACAAAGGTAGTACGCATAAACTTCTCCAGATTATTTCTGGGTGGGGTAGGCAAAGTAATCCAATGAAGCAACTGACCAGTACCAACAGAGTCTGCGTATCCAATTAGATACCTATCATTTAGCTTAATCTTAGGGTTAGACATAGCAGTAATTAGATCGTCATCTGATAGACCACGATCAGAAGATAATACTACTTTACCCTCATGTGCAATACCTACAATACAAGTCATTAGGCATCCCTATGACGATTGTGATAGTAGTCATGGATAATATCTAAAACCTCTTGCTTACCAAACTCTTCAAAGATTGGATCCAATGCCAACATAACATCATTTACAATACTTGTATCACAATTAGCACACATTATTTAGGTATCCATTTCAGATTCTCAGGGGACCAAATAGACTTAGACTGCTTCTTCTTAGAAGAGGTGGGGTGATTAGAAATTATAGTAGAGAAATGTAGATAGTACTTAACAAACCATTGTTCATATTCTTTATCATCAGCAAATGGACCAATATCTTTTTCATGATCAATCATAGCTTGCTTAACTAAGGGGATTACACTATTTGTCTGCATATATAGTCCATTCTAAATTTTCGGGGGTTTGTGAAGAGAAATGCTTTGATAAGTATATAGTCAATAAGGATACACATAACCATAATACAAATGCAATGAGGTATTTCTTCACATACACAATAATACCAGATACTTTAGCGATTGTCAAGAATATCAGAGAGTTGTCCTGATGTTAAATACTTTAAAGGACATGTTTTACATTCAATCATATGAACATTATATAGGGTTATGTCCCCCCATTTTGCTCCACTTTACTCCATATCATACCTATAATAAATTAGTTAAACACTTACGTCTCATATATTGAGATTTATATGTGTAATGGAACGATATGAAAGATGGCTTCGTAATGTATATATCCTACAAAGGCATGTATGCCTATCTTATCTTATCTTATATATCCCATACTTTCCAGTGATTTTTTTGGTTCGTTCGTAATACTTTTTGTATATTTCCTACAAATAATGTATGTTAAAACTGGTATAAACATGATCAAACTGTATAGAAAGTATATAAAAATTGCAGCAAACTTACCTAAAATCAGAAGATATTTATTCATTTTATTTAGCTGCATAATCGGAGGGGATGTACTTATATATTTCATTACATCTGATACAGTATGTATATGTATATAGGGTAAATGGACATGATGATTGCACACCCTCCAGGTGTCCAAACATAAAACAAACAAACTTGTCATATATTCCAGTGATTATTTTCATGTGTTCGTAATCCTTTATTTATTTTAAGATAACTATTTTGTCGGAGTGTAGATGGTATATCCATATACTTATAGGGAATACTATCATAGCATATAGAGCTGACATTTGTCAAATATTCCCGTGATTTTTTATATTGGTTCGTAATACTTGACATATATTATTTTATATGATATTGTCGGCACATCTTGGAGGCTTTGTCAAGCCCCCAAGGGTGTGTTGTATTACTTTAATTCAGTTGTGCCGTCTTGGATAAATTCAATTCTAGTAATAGCAAATTTCAAACCTGCTACATAGCCAGAATCAAACTCATCTCTGTCCTCACCATACTCTGTTTCTTGTTCCTCAAGGTCTTGAATCAAGGTATCAAGATTTAATTGTAGGTGTGCGTGTAGTTTCTGTAATAGTTCATCATTTGTCATAGTAATACCTTATCAGTTTTCATCATAGTTGTCAAGTTGGATTGGTTCAGGCACTTCCGCCTTGTATCCCTCTGTCATTTTGTAGTGCCACCTCAACCAGTTATGCAAACGCACTTCTGAATTGGGTGTAAGCAGATTTGCGGTCTGGTGTGCTAGGTCAATAACATTAGTCCTTTCATCTGAAAAAATGTCTGCTATCTTTTTGGCTTTAGTTCTGTGTTCGCTCATTGTTCAATCCTATCATAGAGGTCTGACACTTTACCACTTGGCAAGGTCGTTTCCGTATTCATCTGTTAAGTTTAAGTTATCTGGTGTGGAGAATACTTCAAGGACGTGTTCCTTAATGTACTCCAGGATAGATTCAACTGTGGCTGGCTGTCCAGTAGAATCCTGGACCACTGCTACAAGTTCATCATTAACTGTATAGATATGCTTCTTCATGATCTCAATTGTTTGTGGTAACATTATTTACCTCCCAACCTATCAAGACTATCTTCAAGTGCTTCTATGTATGTGTCTATGACACCCTCTAGATTAACTAAGACTGCTAAGGTTAATTGGTCCTCATCTTGCATTAAGGCACCTTGCAGATTAGTAATGGTATGTTTAATAAACTTGTTAATCTCTTTATCCATTACCAGTTCCTGTCATCTAGAATGTGATCAATGCCAGCATCTACGGCTTCATAGAATGTGTCATAGATTTCTCCCATATCTTCATTGTGTGCAAACACTTCCCACCAAGGATTCATACGATAGATTTCAAATCCACTATTACTAATAGTTTTAATAAACTGCAGCAACTGAATATCGTCATTGATACCCTCTGCCTCTAGATCATCTGAATATCTAACAATTGTTGCACACTCATCAGTTAGTTCACCATTAACTAATTCTGGTAGTGTTAAGTGCATCTCACCACCACGCTCAACCTCAACCACACGGTCCAAGTATGTGATAGTTGCATAAGACTCATAGCCCTCCTGCCAAACATAAAACTCTGGCATCTGCTTGGAGGTAGGAATAGTCTGTGTGTATTCTACTGTTACGCCTTCTAAGTTCATACCCATATCCTATACTGTTTTCTTAGATAAGTCAAGTCTTGTCAGGTTCCAGGCTAAAAGTTCTTCTAGCCTCAAATATTCTGTCTCTACACCAAGATCATCTTTAACATCTTCCCAACGTCCACTAGTTTTATTGTATGCAGCACCGTGAACTTCTCCAAAGTTTAATTCAGTAGTTTCTGCATCAACCATAAAAGCTCCCCAATCCTCATCATAAACTACTACCCAATGATATTCGTAACTCATACTCCCACTTCCTTAAATGTATCTACTACTACTTGACATACTCCGTCTAGCACTTCATCACTCATTCCGTCAAGGAAAGTCATTAGATTTTCCTGCAACTGTTCTACAACTAATTTCATTCTTTCCAACTCTTCTTTATCTAATTTCAGCACATCAAAGTGCACTTCATCTTGCCAGGTATTCATACTAATCCCTCTCGTGTACGATTACGTCTTGTAGGTACATAACTTCTGGGTCAATCTTGTAACTATTAATTAGGTGTTGTCTTGCTTGTTCAATAACAAACTCATCAGTTGGTCTTTCATCAAAAGAAACACTTGTGATCATTACCATAGACTCTAATACAAACTCTACGTTGTATTCATACATTAGTTAATCTCCACTTCTAATCCGTGATACTCTAAAGAAATCATTGTCTGTTCTAAGTCAGCAGAGTCGTCACACTCATCATAGTAGCCAAGGTTCTTAAAATGATTCCAAGCATCATCAT